TGTGCAGCTGATGCCTCTGTTAAAAGTTTAGAATTATTACAAAAAGAAGGCAAAGATAATGTTAATCAATATAGGTTGGCAGTTAAGTTTGGGTGTTATCCAATTAGTGAGACTTGACATTGTGGCATAATTGTGGCAAAAAGTGATTACTTTTCTCACCTTTATACCTATCCCCTTTTCCCTCGTGGGATAGGTTTATTCGCAGATATGTCCCATCCATAAACTACCGTCTTTAGTATACCAACCTTGTGGTCGTTGATCCGTGTTCCGTGTGTCGTAGTACGTCACGTTTGCATCACGCCACTTGGACGCTTGATCTTCGCACGTTAATCCTTTTTCAATCGGATATTTAATTTGTTCTAATCCGCTTGTGGTTAATAATAAAATAATTATAACTTTCATTTTTATAGTACCCCGGGAGCTTACTTATAGTAGCTCCCGTAAGTTACATACGTTGTATGTATGTCCTACATTATATATGATATAATTCCAAATGTCAATATCAAAAATAAAATAATATCAACCCAGAATAAAAAGACAATTATCGCCCAGAACATTTATATCCTATAACTTTAATTGTTTTACCCTCACTACCATAACCGTTATACACGTAATACGTGCGTCCTGTTAGTGGTGTTTTCTTTTTAGGTTTAGATTTTATTTCCCAATGATACCAACCTGCACAATTTTGTGGCTCCCAGATCTCAACAAACTTTGTTGATTTGACATCTCCTGTAAAAGTTAAATACAAAAGAGAGATCATTACGATCTTTTCCACTACGACCTCCCTTGACCTCTACTAGGTTTGCGTCTTGGTATTCTTTTGCTGTAGCTCTTTGCGTGTCTACCGGGTCGTTTCTTTGGAGTTCTTTTGTGATAAACGTTTATACCAAATCTAGGAAGTTTGCCCATCGTCTGCTATGTCCACTCTTAAAGTTAATTCACTATTTTTATCGGCTTGAATATATTTAATTACACCGTTAACTTTTTGCTCTAAGTCTTGGCCACAGTTACTACAACGATAGTATGAATTAGCTATACCCACTAAAAGAGTTTTTTGAGTACATTCTGGACATGTACCATGCACTATTTCTGTTGAAAATATTTTTGTCATACCCAAGGAGTATATTTTGTTTTACCGTCTTCTCCACGACTAGCGTACAAACATTGGTTTCTATTATGGTTTGATGAATAGCTACAGTGAATCCAACCAGAGTTGGGTTCACCATCTTTGTAAAACTCTAAAATTAATTGATCAAACTCTAACTCATCTTTTATGTATGAAGCTACTTCTTTATTATCTCTACCCCAAATTTCAAAATCAGCTGCAGCTGCATTGTCATCTGCTACGTGTTGTGAGTTGATTGAGCTACCGATTGCTATACATAACTCTGCACATCTAAATCCGCTAGAAATCTGTAATGGTTCATTATAATGTGAACGTATTGGTTGTAAGATATTTACAGCCAAAGCTTTTAAATTTTCTATTTGCTCTGGAGATGGATTGTTATTAATACCTTTTCTCTCTGCAACCTGACTTTTAATTAACTCATCTAGTGTAAAATTAGCTGTTAGTTTCATAATTACTCCAATATTATTTTTCTAATACTTTTCTGACCCATGTATATTTCTGTTTCTGCTTTTGATTTAATACATTTGTAACTTACACTTGGGTTATAATCTCTTTCGGCAACTCTTTTACCACGTAAACAGACTGCCATATTCTCTTGTATACGGTGTTCTTTAATCTCTCCATTGATAAACATTAATAATGCTACTACAGTTTCAACCATTACTTATTTTCCTTTTTAGTTTCATAATCTCTACTCTTAAATGATGCTTCTGTTATGACAACACCTTTAGGATTACCAAAAATTTCTTCCCATCTTTTTCTATACAGGTCATTAGATACACGAGATTTACCATCGTGCATTTTGCCTTTTTCTTTTCTAATACTTCTGCCCATTACCATTTGCAAACTCTCTTTGTTTATCTTTTAATTTTTCAATATCATTAACAGCTTTCTCTACTTGTTTCTGTAAAAATTCAATGTTTACTTTGTTATGCATACCATCTTCGATAGCTTTATTCAAACGATCTACAGACTTGTAAAGATCCTCTACCAACATGTAAAGCTCCGCTTCTCCAGATGATTTACCTAATTGTCCTCTTGGGTATTTGATTCTAAACTCTGTATTTTGTTCTAAATCTTTTGATATTAATTCTAGTTGTGTTGAGTGTGAGTTTAATGTTTCGTGCAAACCAAAATATGCCCAGGTTCCAATTGCTACCATTGTAATTAAACTAGCAACTGTTTTCATAGGCATTTGTACAGCTGCTTCCTCGGATATTTTTAAAGGTTTATTTGCCATTCTTTTCCTTGTAGTTATCTAGTGTTATCACATCTGGATTGTCTTTTAAATACTGTTGTTTTAGCTCTGTCCAATAGCTAATTTTAGGATCGAAATCTCTCTCACCAAAAGAGCTAGCCGACATAACACCTAGTTGCATACACTGATTTATTAGCTCTGCAAATGCAGGAGGGGGTGGATTAATTCTAGGCACTCTCTTACATTCTTTTACAAGTTCTAATTGTGTTTTTAATTTTTGTTTTAATCTTTGTTCTTTAGCAAACTCTTCATCACACACAGGACCAATAGATTTTCTAAATCTAAAACCTAGTGTTTGGTTTTGTGATTCATCATTATTACCACTTTTATATTCATGCTGTCTCACTTCTGTATATGCTTCCCAACTGCCTTGATCGCAGCTGTTTGTACCATCGTTTAAGTATTCATTACGTGCTTGTGCTGATGCTGTCACCACAAACAAGAAAAATAATATCCACGCTAAATTAACGAGACAGGTCTTTAATATCGTATGCAT